GCCTAAGACATGCCTTGGTGTCAAAGCCTTTTAAGTTCATTGGTTTCTATTTCTATTCCGAAATGGAGCGAGGAAGTCCACGTGTGTATGTTGTCGGAGATTTTCCGCGACAGTTTGCACAGATGGTCTATCCTAATTCCTTTTGGGTAAAGAAAGAGGATATGGACATGATGGAGGCAGTGCGCTTGGCTGGAATTTTCATTTCCATGGGAAGGCCGCCGAAGGCCTGGGAGCCTATGTTTGAGGTGTATCGTACACAAGCGGCAAAATTGTTGGCGCGTGTTGCGTCTCAGACGGATGATGGACTCAGGTGGTTGCCCGAAAATGCGTTCGTGGGAGTTAGCGGTGACGATGTTAAGTCATTGCTTGGCTTGAGGGCAGCTGTATTGCGCCCGTATGACGTATTGTGGGGAAATGAGGGCGAGTTGGTGGCTGATACTTATCTTGTGGGTAGGGGAGTCCAAGTTAATGGAGGTGAAATAAAAGTGTCCCGGTTGGTGACCTTGCCTCCACCAACCCATCCAGTGACAGTACGTAATGTGGGTCGTCCCCCACCAACTGTGAGGTGGACTCCGGCTAAGCCCCCACGAGTGTATAAGACGCTCGTGGATAGGATGACTGGGTTCATGAGACAGGCTGGTGAGATTCCATGGGAAATGCGAACTGAGTACTCCTATGATGAGTCGATTTCTGAAAATAATCCCACTTACGACTCGGAGGAGGAGGATGAGTATGGTAGTGAAGATTTCTTCGCTGGTGATTATGTGGAGCGTTTGCGGAAGCGTGACTTTAGTGACGACGAGTACTCGGACCGCGATGAGGATTACCTCAACGCAGGGATACGAGGTGAAGATTAGAATAGGTAAGGCTTTCCTGTTTTGATGTTGTTGAAAACAGGTGGGAACGTACAGTAAAATGAACCTGCATAAATTTTAAATGTAATGGCAAAGAATAGGAGTAAAATTGTTGGTAAGTCTAAGAAGGTTATGGTTAAGAGAAAAGTTAAACAGAATACTGTACCAACAGGAGATACTTTGGACTCGCATGCCATTAGGGCAGCTGCCATGTATTCAGACCCGTGTGGCGCTGAGTTGGCTCCTTCTGTTTATCCTGGTGAACGAGGTTATGTGAACAGGTTTGTTCAAAACCAAGTTCTCGGGACAGCTGGAGGTTCAACTGCGTTGGCGTGGGTAATTAAGCCAGGTAATGCGTTGTCATTTCCAACAGAGCTTCCTCTACCGTCGACGGCTGTGACGATAGGATGGGGCAATGGTGTAGCAGGCAATGTTTTTCTAGTAGCGAATTCTTCCAAGCAGCGCTGTGTTGGGTATTGCGTGGACATTCGTCCTAACTCAGCACCTAACACAGCGACTGGAACGATTCATTTTGGAATTGGATCAGCATCATCGTTTCCGAATGGAGCAAGCACAACAGTCAATGATGTCATTGCTATGTGTTCCGAGTCTGTGTCATGTTCTCAAGCGGTCATGGCACCACTTTCAGTAAAGTGGTGTCCTGGGTCACTTGATGACAGGTATTCACCGACTTGGACTGCTGGTTTCACTGGAGATGATGATTCAGATCGCAATGTTTTAATAATTGCCGCTACTGGCTACCCTGCTGGTACTGGATTACAGTTTAGATTTACGTCGTTATATGAATGGGTTCCAAGGCTTACCTTGGGAGTCATCATTGACGCGACTACTACCAAGCCGTCTCGCTGCGATAAAGATTGCGTGTTACGAAATCTTAAGCGCAAAGATCCAGAGTGGTGGTTTTCTATAGGAAAGAAAACCTTTAATGTCGCAAGACAGCTGACTTCCGGATACTTTACTGGTGGAGTAATAGGCGCTATGGGCGCAGCAGCAAAATTTATGTGACAGGTAAAAATCTAAAGAAGCGGTCAGTGTCCGCTCACCGTTAGATTGGCGAAAGCGAACACAAACAAAAATTACTGCCAATGCTGGGCAGCACGGCAAAGAATCGTGTGATGACAGTGTTGTAAGTCAGTAACAAAAATATATGTTATAAAAGTGTGTCCGTATAAGCTGATCATACACAACGGTAGAAAGTTGTGCAAATCAAC